GAATGTCAGGGATCGCGGGTCTTGATGATCTACAAAAGCCTCGATCTCTCCGTTGATATCCGCTTCCTTGTCCGCGAACTGGATCAGCAGGGTTGCACGAATCCGTTCCGCTTGACCTTCGAGCAGAGGGTCGAGGATTGCAAAGCTAAAAAGCCTGAGTTTCATGCGATGTCCTTGGAAGCTGACTGGGAAACTGATTATGCCTGACACATTCATCTGGCGCCCTGACAAGTCCGCGCCGGCAACCATCACCCAGCGAACACGGTCGGCGCAGTTCGGCAGCGGCTACATGCAAGAGGCCGGCGACGGCCTCAATACCGAGACACAGAGTTGGGCGTTGACCTTCACAGGCAATAAGGCGCGCATCAAGGAGATCCTGACCTTCCTGCGGGCGCAAGGCGGCTACAAAGCCTTCATCTGGTCAACGCCGCTCGATGGCCCGCTCTACTTCAAGTGCAGGAGCTACACCCCCACCCCGTTGGGCGGTACAGCATGGACGCTGGCCGCCACCTTTGAGCAGACCTTCCAGGTGACCTGATGGCCGAAAGCATTTACGAGGACATCCAGAAGCTTGAGGTCGGCCTGTATGTAGAGTTGTTCGAGTTGGACCTGACGCCGCTGAGTGGCGATGTCTACTACTTCCACGGCTACACCCAGGTCGGCCCGATCTACTGGCAAGGCGTTGAGTACTCGCCCTGGCCGATCAAGATCGAGGGCATGGGCATGACCGGGGAAGGGCAGCAGAGCAACCCCAGCCTGTCGGTGGGGAACGTGAGCGGCTTCATCACGGCGCTGTGCTCGGCCTATCAGGACCTGGTCGACGCCAAGATTACCCGGCATCGTACGCTGGGGCGCTACATGGACGCCGCCAATTTCCCCGGCGGAAACGGTGAGGCCGATCCGAGCGAGCATTTTGCTGACGATGTCTACGTCATCGACCAGAAGCAGTCGGCGGATAGCGAGCTCGCTGTGTTCGTCCTAAAGTCGCCGTTGATCGCCACCGACCGGCAGTTGCCTGCCAGGCAGATCATCGCGAACTGCTGCCAGTGGCTGAGCATAGGCGGTTACCGCGGTGTGTATTGCGCCTACACCGGCTCGACCTATGCCACCGACAAGGATGTGCTGACCGACGATCCCAGCCAGGACAAATGCTCCGGCACGCTGACCGGCTGCAAGCTGCGTTTCGGTGAGAACAACCCATTGCGCTATGGGAGTTTCCCAAGCGCCGGCAACTGACGAGAAGCCTATGGAATTTAGCCCTGACGTTATCGCCGCGGTCTACGCGCACGCGGCAATGGACCATCCGCGCGAGGCGTGCGGCCTGGTAGTCGAGGTGGGCGGCGCTCAGCTCTATGTGCCGGCGGCGAACTGCGCCGAGAAGCCGGAGCGGGACTTTCGCATCAGCGCCGAGGCCTGGGCGAATGCCGAAGACCTCGGCCAGGTGCTGTGCATTGTGCACAGCCACCCCGGGCAGTCGGCCAAGCTGAGCGGAGCCGATCGGGTATCGATGGAGGCCACCGAGTTGCCCTGGCTGATCGTCGAGGTTCGCGAGGGCGTGCCTACGTCACGTTTGCTGCACCTGCCCACTGGATATCAGGCGCCGCTGGTAGGTCGGCCGTTCTATCACGGGGTGCTGGATTGCTACACGCTGGTGCGCGACTTCTACCAGCGCGAGATGGGTATCGCTCTGCCGGACTATGAGCGGGAGGATGGCTGGTGGGACAAGGGCCAGGACCTATACGCCGACAACTTCGACGGCGCAGGCTTCTACCCGGTCGACCCGCAGGACCTGCAACAGGGTGATTTGATCGTCATGCAGGTGAAGTCGGAGAAGGCCAATCACGCCGGGGTATACCTGGCCGATGGCATCCTCAAGACCGAACCGCATCACCACCCGGTGCCGGGCGGCATCCTGCACCATCTGCACGGCCGCGATTCGAAGCGTGATCCGTTCGGCGGCTTCTGGCGCGAGTCGGCGCGGTTTTACATGCGGCACAAAGATTCGAAACCAACATGAGCGGCAGCGCCGCGGGAGACGATATGCCTGAGCACAGAGCTGTACAGCGTAACCAGCCTTTTCGTGCCGAGAACATCCCCGTTTCGGCATCGATGATTGAGGCGGGGCTAGCAGTACTTGAAGAAACTAATGATCGGCCGCTGTCTCGCCTTACGGTCGAAAGGGCGTTTCAGGCGATGTGCCTGCGTAGTCTTGAAGAATCGTCTCTCGAGACTTCTTCCCGGTAATTACCTCGACTCCGTGGTGAAGGGCCCGAAATATCCTTGCGAGCTTGAGGCAATGTGTTCTTAGCTCATCAAGCGTCAACGTGTAATCCGGCTTCGGTTCCGCCTTGGATTTAGCTTTGCTGATAGGTTTGGGCTTGATGAGGTCCGCTTGAGTTGCGCTGGCACCTTCGTTTAATCCCCACTGCCAGTGCACAATTTTATGGCGGATGGGGGAAATCAATTCGAAAGCTTCAATGGTGGATGTTAAGTCCGAACTTGCAGTAGCTGATTCTTCTTCGCTATCAGACAGCTTGTACTTCGAGTACCTAATCATCGCCGCCATCGACATATTCGTTTCGACGCAAATGCGTTGCGCTTCAGCGGTGGGCTTGTCGAGAAAGAAAGCGAAAAGCTCCGATATTTTCCACTCTACTGCCGAGTAACAGGCAATGAACTGTCCAATCGCGTGGAGGTGAGGGTCCGACGGGCCCACATCAAATTGGCGAGGCCAGTCGATGGTAAACGCGGGGCGTGGCTCGAATTGCTCGTCACTCACATTGACCTCCTAGGTCACAAGCGCGCCGAGATTGGCGCAATCCCCAGTCCATGGGCTTGCGGGCTACAGACCGGGGAATATTCTCACTCCGGTCTGTCTTGGACATGCTCCTGGATCAGCTCAGCAGCGCGTCTCGTGTAATGGAAAACCCTAGAACCTTGGCTGTTTCGGGAAATATTCAGAAGCCCCAGGCCCACCAAAAGGTTTAGGTCGTCCTCGATAAACTGCGGTTCGTCGGGTACCCATGAGCCTCTTCCGTCGAGAGACATATACATGGTCGCTCGCATATTTTTATGCTCTAAAAGGGCACCTGATTCGCTCGACTCATAGAATCTCAGAAAATCCAGGCCTTGCGCCGAGAGAGATAGCCCGGGTTTCGCATTGGCGACGAGTGATCCGAATCCTTCAACGGTGCTGGCGTACCCCGCGAGTGCGGATTCTATTCGGGCCAGCCCCTCGATGAAATCGGAGCGCTGGACGTTTAGGAGGGCCTTGATGCTTATCATGGTGCCATGACTGGCCTCAATCGCGGCCTTTAGGTCTAGCTGGCCAGACTCGATAAGCCACGAGAGGAAAGTATCGAAGTCCTTCCCTGACGCCGCATCCCGGCTCGACTTGTACTGCCCAATTAGGCCTACCAGCGTAGCCAGATCTCCTGCCCCTGCTACAAGATCCATTTGTCGTTCCCTTGTTGAAATCCCATGCCAAACGTTACTACCCCTCGTATCGAGATCGTTACTGATCGTTTGGACAGGCTGGATGGCTGAACAGGTTTTCCAAATTTTGGTGCTGTAGCGATGTAGTCGTGGTATGTCAAGGAAAAAATTGACATCAGTCCTTGACTTCGGCAGACTCGCGCCTCATTTTTAAGCTGTCAACGAATAATAGGAGGGCGTATGGAGTACCGCACTGCAAACGACATCCTGACAGCCTATTGGGATGGCGGATTGCCTGTAGATCCGCAAGCCATCGCAGAGGCGATGGGCATCGAGGTCTGCGTAATCAGCCCTTTTGAGCCCGGCTATGAATCTGGTGAGAGTGGCCACTATCTATATCGGGAAGGGCAAAAGCCGCTCATTACTTACAATATGATGGAAGCTCCAGTTAGACAGCGGTTTACGATTGCCCACGAGATAGCTCATCACGTACATGGAGATCTTGACGCGCCGAGGGATAGTTCGGAGCAATTCAGTGCGAAATCACGTGATCCGAAAGAAATCGCTGCCAACAGATTTGCTGCAGCATTGTTGATGCCTGCCGCTGTTGTGAAGCAGGCCGTCTACGGCGATGCGATTACAGACCTAAGGGACCTCGCGAAGAAATTTGGCGTATCTACTGCCGCGATGGAGTTTCGGTTGAAAGCTCTAGGGCTGTTATGACGGACACCAATAATACAAATCTAGCTGATGGCGTTGCTCGGGACTTCAGCCTTGTCAATCGGACGCTAGAAGCCGAGAGATGGCGAGCTCGGTGGCAGAGAATCGTTAACGTATTGGCTGTATTGGCAGTGATTGTTTTCTACGTTGCTCTACTAGGTTTTGTGTTTTTAGGGAATGGTCGGTTGTCGGTGGGAGATGGGTATTGGTTTCTCTCATTTCGACCTCACACGACGGCTGACATCCCTATAGTCGTCTCCCTTGCAGCAGTTCCAACGCTTCTTCTGATCGCGCTCCTTAGGTACTTCAATCATCGTCCAAAAGAGCCAGACGATGATATCGTCCCGACTGGATCTGCCAGCTTAGATCTTGCCAAAGAGTTGGTGAAAGCTGCGGTTGATTTAACAAAATCAAAATAGCCCAGCCCCCGCGCTGGGCTTTTTGCATCTTGACCTCAGTGCTACAGTCCACCCTTTCCACAGGAGGGATTCAGATGCGAATTTTGATCGGAGCGCTTGCGGTTGCTCTGTTGGCTGGATGCACGTCATCACCAGCCGAGCTTCGTAGCGAGGGGCCGGCTGCGAGCTTCAAATCTGCAAAGGCAGTTGAGGAAGTATCGCAATGCGTCCTTTTTGCTTGGCAAGGACAGAGTCTGTATGGCGTTCGCTACGACGCCTATTTG